AAAAAAAAAAAAAAAAAAAAAAAAAAAAAAAAAAAAAAAAAAAAAAAAAAAAAAAAAAAAAAAAAAAAAAAAAAAAGATTTTTCCGAGTTTTTTAAAGAAAAATTCCAGAAAATCCCAAATTTCCCTGACTGAAATCGTTAAAATTTTAAAATTATTAAAAAGAAATGGATTTACTGCAAAAATATACTGAAGAAATTGCAAAAGATTTAACTTTTGATGAATTGTCTTTACGTGATCTTCAATTAAAACTTCCAGGTCGAAAACATTATTGGGTTGCAAAATTAATTAATCACAAAAGAGAACTTGAACAATTAAAAACTAAGAAAAATGAAATTTATGATCAACTTACAAAGAAATTAATAGCAGATTCTCCAGTTGTTTTATCTAAATCTGATTGTATTTCAAAGATATCTAATTTATCTCAAATTAAAGAACTTAATCAACAAATTAAAGAACTTGAATTAGTTATTGAATTACTGGAAAAAACTGAAAAAACTTTTTCAGAAACAGTATATAGTATTAAAAATGTTGTGCAATTAATGCAACTTGAACAATTGTAATGGAAACACTAAATATAGAATATAATGTTGGAAGAAAATGTGCTTGTTTAACAGGAATGTTTGTTGATCTTGTTAAAGAACATTTTAGTGTTCCTAATAAAGGAGCTTATTTTGCTAAAAAGATGGGTTATCATAATATTCCTAGTAGATTATATGCTATTACGAATGCTGGTAATTTTGGAGTCGGTATGATTCCAAGAATAGTTGAATTTTGCAAACAATCACAAATTCCGTACACTATTGATGAACAGTTAAATCCGATTTTATATCCATCTATATATGATGGTAAGTTGTATAATGTAACAAACACACAGTTTGCACTTAGAGATTATCAAGAAGAGTGTATTATTAAAACATTAAAACAAGGAAGAGGGTTATTAGTTGTTGGTACTGGTGGTGGTAAAACCCTTATTACATCTACACTTATTGAAAACTTTTATCAACGTTCACAAGATAAAAAGAAATTTAAATGTTTGATGATTGTACCTGATCTAGGTTTAGTTAGACAAACATATGATGAATTTAATAAATTTGGAACATCTTTTACTGTTACTAAATTTACAGGTCAAAATCAACCTGATTTAAATTGTAATTGTATTATTGCTAATTCACAAATATTATTGCATCTAGATGAACATGATAAATGGATCAAAGATATAGATTTATTAATCGTTGATGAAGTTCATAAGATTAAAAAAGGCAATAAGATAACAAAACTTGTTAATAAAATTAAAACATTAAATCGAATTGGCTGTACTGGTACATTACCAACTGATAAGATAGATTTGTGGAGTATTATTGCAAATTTTGGTGATGTTATTTATGAAAAACCAAGTTCTGAGTTGAGAAATGAACATTTTTTAACAGATGTTAAATCGTATATTTTACATCTCAAATATTCCAAACCTTATTATTTTAAATTTCAGCAAGAATTAGAATTTTTGATGAATCATGAAGGTAGAAATAATTTGATTCATAAAATTGCATCTAAATGTAATAACAATATATTAATTCTTGTAAATTATATTGAACATGGTGAGATTTTATATGAAAAATTAAAAAATATTGAAGGAAAACAGGTGTTTTTTGTTCAGGGTAGTGTAGATGTTGATGATAGAGCTGAAATTATCAAAAAAATGGAAGAAAGTGATAACATCATTTGTATTGCAATATCAGCTATATTTTCTACAGGTATTAACATTAAAAATTTACATACAATGATATTTGCTGCTGGTGGTAAGTCAGCAATTCGTATGATTCAGTCAATTGGTCGTGGATTACGTTTACATTCTAATAAAAAACAATTTAGTGTAATAGATTTAGCTGATGATTTGAAATATGGTAATGAGCATATAGAAGAACGTAAGAAAATATATGATAGTGAAAAAATACCATATGAGGAAAAAGATGTTATAGTGGAATAATGTATAAATATATAGTATACTTAAACACATAATGTCAGAAATCGAAGATGTTCCAGTCACTCAAGAAGTTGTATTAAATGTTCAAGGTAAAGTTATTAAACCTGCTAAAAAACGTTCTAAAACAACTAAGAAAAAAGAAGAATTTTATGTTAACCCTGATGAATTAAGAGCTGAAATTAAAAATTATTATGAAACGAATGTATTTTCTAATAAATTAGGGTTAATGATTAAAAAAATTGCATATGGTATGAGTTATATGACTAATTTTATTAATTATACGTATAAAGATGAAATGATTAGTGATGCAATTTATAAAATGTCAAGAGCTATTGTGCGACATTGTTATAAGGTTGAAAGTAGTTTTAGCCCGTTTGCTTATTTGAGTATGTGTTCATGGACAGCATTTATTAATAAGATTAGTAAAGAAAAGAAAATTCAACAAACACACGATGATTTTAAAGATAGATATTATACAGAGATGATTGAATCACAAGGTGAAAATATTGTATTAAAAAATAATAGATGTAATTTAGGTGATGGTATTGTTGATGATGAAAATTAATTAAAATAAATCAGTTTTTAAAGTTAAAAAACTATTTTCAAAATACATGAAAATAGCTTTTTTTTCTGATATTCATATAGGTGTTCATAAAAACGACCCAGATTGGTATAAAGTTGCTTTAAAATGGTGTATATGGTTTAAACAGCAATTAATTGAACATAAAATCGATAGAGTTGTGTTTTGTGGTGATTTTTTTCATCGACGAGATGTTATAAATGTGCAAACTCTTAATATTGGTAAAAAAATTTTAGATACAATCAGTAATGTTGTTCCTGTTGAAATGTTGGTTGGTAATCATGATTGTTATTATGATGATAAAACAGATGTGAATAGTGCTTCTCCATGGAAATCTAATAATATTGTAGTTCATGAAAAACTGAATAATAAAAATATTGGTGGTTTAAATTTTGTATTTGCTCCTTGGGGTTCTGATATGTATAATTTGCCAAAGGGAGATGTTTTAATTGCTCACTGTGAATTGAATAATTTTAAATTGAATAGTGGTAGAGTTTCTGATTGTAAATTGGAAGCTAATACGTTATTAGAACACATACCACTTGTATTTATTGGACATATACACACACGTTCAGAAAGAAGTTATCCAAACGGTGGTAGAATTATATATGTTGGTAATCCATTTGAACAAGATTATAATGATGAAGGTAATGTAAAAGGTGTTTATATACTAGATACAAGTACAAAAGATATTGTGTTTATTGAAAATAAGATATCACCAAGACATAAAAAAGTATATGCATCTAAATTTAACAATGAGAACATAGATGAATTAAAAAATACTATTGTAAAGTTAGTTATTGATAAACAAATTAATGATGATGTATTAACAAAGTTAAAAACAACTTTGAATACGTCATCTCCATTTAAAGTTATGGATACGGATTATATTGATCAATATGAAAATGTTCAAACTGTAGATGGTGAATATGATATATCAAATGGTAATATTGAACAATTTATTGTTGAATTCATTGATAAGTTGGATATTAAGTTTAAAGATATAATTACAGAAAAAACGTTGAATAGTTATAATAAATACACAGCATAATGATTAATATTAATTTTAAAAAATTAGCAATAACAAATTTTCTTTCTATTGGTGAAACACCGGTTGTTATAGATTTTACACCAGGTATTCATATTATTACAGGTCGAAATGTGGATAAACCTGATAGAAGAAATATGATTGGTAAAAGTTCTATTATTAGGGCATTCTATTATGCTATTATTGGTGAAGATATGTTTAAAACTAAAAAAGAGTTAATATCAAACAATATTACCAATAAAAGTGGTAAAGTATCTCTTACATTTGATGTGGTTGAAAATGATAAAATAACTGAATGTAAAATAGACAGATCAGTGAAACCAGCAAAATGCAATTTTATTGTTGATGGTGTTGATAAAACAAGAGATAGTATAGTAAATACCACATTAGATATATGTAAAATGTTAAGAATTACATCTGAAATTCTTAAAAATTGTGTTATTATGTCAATGAACAATTCAATACCTTTTATGCTTCAATCTAAAAATGATAAAAGAGAATTTATTGAACATATTTTTAGGTTGGAAGTGTTTAATGATATGTTTACTGATGCTAAAACTGAATATAATACATATAAGAAAGAAGTTGATGTTCAAGAAAGGCAAAAAAACGATACTGAATCAATGATTAAAAGTTATAAAGTAAAACAAGAGCAAGCATATAACCAGCTACAAGA